CTAGAGGGTATTACTACTGGTTTTATGGAAGCCTTTCCACGCTTTGTCACAACCTTTAAGTCACGTCCCTTTAACTTGGATGCTAAAGGTCAAAAAGCTTTTGATATCTCTGAGAACAAATATGTAGAAGCTTTATTCTCATACCCTATTAGAACAACTGCTGCACTTGACGAAGGTCTTGGTGCTGTTCTTGAGCGTATGGAATTTAATGCTATGCGTCAGCGTATTGCTAACAAGTTTCCAGATGAGTTCTTTAAAAGACAAGGCATGCCAAAAGATGCTTTTATTAAGCAGTTAGAAGATATTGCTTTAGGTAAGATTCCTGCTAATCAATCCTGGCAACAAACACTAGCAGACTTGTCACCAGAACTATCACAGCAATTGAATGAGTTTAAGATGTTTAACTCTTTCCGTTCACGTCTTGGTAATGCTGCTATTGATAAGCTAGCAAAGCAGATGGTGCAAGCTAAGGATGCTATCCCAGAACTTAACTTAGTTGTTCCTTTCGTTACTACTCCAACAAACGTGTGGAAAGAAGCAATGGGTTACGTACCAGGCTTAGGCATGGCTAGAGTAGGACAAGCCAAAAAAGATATTAAGTTACTCCAGGCTAGACGTGAAACATTGTTAGATAAAGCGAACAATGCAACTAACCCTGATACTCAAGCAAGATACTTAGAACAAGCTGCACGTCTCCAAGGCGAGATGAATTTTAAACAGTCTAAGATTCCTGACTTCTACGTACAGCAGATGATGGGTGCAGGTTTAATGTTCTCTGCTTATAGCATGGTTAATGCAGGTGTGTTAACAGGTCATTACTCTAGCGACCCTGCTGAAAGACAAAGACAAATCACAGCTAAGATTCCTCCAATGTCTATCAAGGTAGGAGACCAATGGATTAGCTATCAGAAACTAGAGCCAGTGGCTACAGTGTTAGGTCTTGTTGCAGACACGATGCAAGGTCTTAAAGAAGGACGTATCAGTGGTAAGGGTCTTGAGGTTGGTGACTTCTTAAAGATTGTTGGTACTAACATGGTAGACAAAACATTCACTGAGGGTTTATCTAAAGTAATGTTAGCAATGCAAGAACCAGATAGATATGCTGAATCATTCGTGGTCAGCTTAACTAACCCTATTGTCCCTGCTATCGTTAACCAGGTAGCAAGACTTGAGGACGATGTTAAACGTGAGATTAGAGACCCTGAATTAGCTAACTGGATTGTTAACAGTCTTAAATCACGTATCCCAGGACTAAGAAAAGAATTACCTGCTCAGGTGAACCTATTAGGTCAAGAGCAAGACTTAGGTACATTAGGTGGTTCTTTAACTGGCTTTAACGTTGCTCCTGTAGACAGAGAACTTGTTAACCAGATGTTCGATAATCCATTCTTAAAACTAACACGTACTACACGTGAGATTGGTGGATTAGAGTTGACTGGTGCACAGTACGCAGCCCTTGAGAAAGAGATTGGTGACTATACTTATAATGCTATGTCTGTAATGGCTAATAACCCTGCATTCTTAGGGCTATCACGACCACTACAAGCCAACTTTATCAAAGGCATTGTAACTGATATTCGTAGTGCTGTAAGGCTCAAAGCCCTGGGTGATTTAGTACAAGACCCAGAGCTAAGAGCTAAATACATTTTAAACGAACAGGCTAAGTATGGTGCTCAACCTGACTTAGTAGATTAATCTTCTTCTCTACTGAATAAGATACGCACTATACCTAGGTCAAGGACATAATACTGCCCTTCATCTAGGTTAGCGTATTCAAATCCAATAGCGAACCCAGTAATCAAATAAAACTCTACTGTCATATGGCACATCCTCCTGCAGTACATGATAACATCTGAGCACCTTCTACGTTATCATCATACTCTTTGAAGTCATCCCAACTCACTGAATCAGGAACTAACATTCTTAGTTGGTTATACTGCTCTTCTGTGCACTCCTCATAAGGTGCTTGCTTATATGTACCACCATCCATAGGCAAGAAGGACACTCCAGTTACTTCATCAAAGTGTTCCCATACCCATGCTCCTACTTCCATCCATTCGTCTTCTTTAACACTGATAGTTACTGAAGGTTTATGTTCACAGTAATGTCTCTGGAACAACAACCATAACTTCAAGTGCTTCAATGCAGACAAATCTTCTCTCAACAACGCACCATCAGCAACCTTGACAGGGAAACTAAAGACTGTCGTGCTATCAGGCTTCATCACACAAGGTTCAGCTACAAACCCTGACTGAATCATGAACTGAGTTAAAGGGTCTTTGTTATCAGCTCTAACCCTACGAATATAGTATTGACTATGCTGAGGATGAATACCACTCGCAGTCGAACAGAGTTGAGATACAGTCCCTTCAGGTTTAATTGCTGTAACAGCCACAGACTGATTAATCCCAACAGCAGTAGCGAACTCAGCATTAACAGCAACAGCAACATCTTTTAGTTTCTCCAATCGTTTAGGTAACTCTACATCATCAGGGTTATTCAATAAAGCATTGTCTAAGATGCCAGTCATTGACACACCTAGTAGTGCTTCCTCTTCAGTATTCTTCTGCCATACTTTACGTAGGTAAGGGAAGTTTGTTAACGTTGCTTGAAAAGTTCCAAGAATCGTTGCCAACCTAATCTTACGTTCCAAAGTGTCCATAGTATCATCACTGCGAACAATGCAAGAGGATAGATTACAGAACTGATAAGGGCGAAGAATGATTTCAGAGCAAGGATTCGTACCAAAGTCGTAAGTACTGTCTCTTCTACCATTTTTTGCAGCTTGTTTCTGTGATGCATCACGATTAAAAATTCCTCTCTCACCACTGTGTGATTCATAAATACTTGTCCACTCACGCATGAACTGACCAATGCTAGGTTTCTCTGAGTATGTAGCTGAGTTATTCGCTAACGCTCTTTGACCTTGACCATCCCACCACGCTCCTGCTTTAGCATGTGCCATCTTATCATCTGACAAATCAGACAAAGAAATCATCGCACTTCTACGTACTCCTCCCACGACAACAACTTCCCCAATTTTGCACAGAATATCATGACACTCCAACGAGGATAGTTTTCTCCCAGTCGAACCCTTGAACTTACCAATAACAAACTTGAACAAGTCTTCCAAAGGTTTAGGTCCAGATGCTCTTCCTCCAAACGTCTTGAGTCTTGCACCTTGAGGGCGAACTTTCGACAAGTCGAACTTTGGAATCTCGCCAGAATAAAGAAGAGCCAATAGTTGACGAAGCGACTTTGCCCATCCTTCTTTACTATCGGACACAACCACAGTAGTCTGACTATCAAACAACTTATCTGGTACTTCAGGTAACTGCTTAACATATTGCTGCTCCACGCTAAAGCCTACTCCAGTACCACAGAGAAGGATATACATTGCTTCATCAAAAGCTTTAGGGTCATCGATAGGCAAGTAACTGCAATTGAATGCTGCCACGTTCTGACGCTCTAAAGCAGGTCCTGCAGTCATCACTGCTCGCATGCTTGGTACTACTTCTAAATGCTTCACAGCATCTTCTAACTCTGCACGTAACTCAGGTGTTAACGTGTAGCCATTCTTCTCTTTCAGATTCTTAGTCATGAAGTCAAAGTAACGTGCTACTGTTTCATCCCAGTGTTCTCTACGTCCCTGTTCATCTAGGTAACGTGAGTATCTGCTCTTAGCGATAAACGTGTTATAAGGTGTTAATTCGTATTTACTCAAGTTCTTTCTCCAGTCTATCAGCATGCTCTTCAATAACGTCAATAAATCTCTCAACGATATCTTCAGATGTTATTTGTAATACTTCCAATAATGTTATCTCATCTAGCTGTGCTAGCCTAGTTAGAATATCTCTTAATGTGAGAGCCATATATTATACTCCTTCTTATTGTTATTGTCAACGATAATATTTATCTTTAACTTCATCATAATTCACTAAGAGATATTCCACATAATGCTTTATCTTTTCTAAATCCTGCTTACCATTTTTATATGGAAAACGCAAGATATATTTGACAACATTATGAGACCAAGGGTCTAAGCCCCACTCTAAAGCAACGTCCCAAGGCTGTACAGCTCCTCGCTTGTAGTGGTCACCACCTACTTGCTTTGCCATTACATCACCTTGGTCTTCCTTGCCTTCGTTATAAGAATTAAATACTTGCTGAGTGTTCGCCTCCCACGCAGCTTGTTCCTTTTTCTTATCTTGCTCTTGCACCCAATCACGCCATGATGCCATTGCTCTATCATCAATTACTGCCATACTTCTTCCTTTTATCATGTGCTTTATAGTTGTCCTCGTGATGAATTAACTTATGACAGTTAGAGCAAACAAGAATACATTTCTCTAACTCAGCATTTATCTTTTCATCACTTAGCATAAATAATTGTGCTGGTGAATATTCTTTTGTTGTTGGTTCAATATGATGAAACTCAAACACACAATCATGAAACTCACCACCACACTTAGAACACTTACTACCAAACCTCACAACAGCATCGTGTTTCTTCTGCCTTCGTTGTGCTGTCCTGTGTTCTTTCCTTTTCTCATACCACTCAGGATTATCTTCTGCTTTCTTTCTTTGCCAGTCTCTATGGTAATTAGGATTTCGAACCATATTTCAGTCTTAGAAAGTTTAAACTAATTGGACATTCATCGAAGCTACCATTGTCAACTTCATGTAACATCCAGATACCACGCCAATACTTATTACCTTGTGAACCTAAGTAATCCTCATCATGTAAATAACAACAGCCTACAAACAAACCAGTAATCTGTTGACCATCAGCTTTGTTAGCATATGCTATTCCTCTGTGTTGGACATGCCCCATAACAGCAGACATGTGACGCTTACTAAGCAATGCAGCAGCACTAGCAACTGGTCTACCCATGACACCACTGGTAAAGAAGTGACAATAGACAACACCATCAATGACAACAGGAGTAAGATAAGGTATGACTGTCCACCCTGCTTCAGCATATCCCAGGTCATTGATAGACATAGTACCATCCAACTTTGGGTCACTCTCAACTGCTCTAAGAATACGCTCTTCATGATTACCTAATGTTAACACCATCTTTGGTTTATATTGCTTCTCTTTGTTCTTCTTAGCCTTCTCGTTAAAGGCTCTAAGAGGAGCTAAGAGTCTATCCATTGCTTGTCGTGTTACGTCAATATCCTTCTTGTATCTACGTCCTTCAAAACTCTTCTTACCTACATCGTACATTGATAAGCTAGGCATGTCAGCAAAATCACCAATGTTAATAATCACATCTGGTTTCTTGTCAACAATATACTTACCAACCCAGTCTAAGTAGGACAGGTCTACCCCATCCTTAACCTGCATATCAGGCAATACTAAATGTGTCGTCATCTTCTTCCCTTAATACTTTGCTAGCAATGTCGTAACCATAAATACTACTTAAGAAATTACAGAACTCACGTAATGGTACTTCCCATTGTGCACTGTCTTCTACTTCAAAGGACATATCTGCTGCTTTGTTACTGTATGTGTACGAACAAGGATGATTCTCACCCTCACTGTAACTAAATGTATATCTGTTAGCCATTTTTTTCCACTGTGCCTTTCCAAATTGTTTGCATAATACGTACTCTGTCTTCGTCTGTAGCTTTGGTTACAAGCAATAAGGCATCCACTTGGTCCTGCAATGCTTTGTTCTCAGCTTCTAAACGTTCCATACGTGCTCTCATAAACTTTGATTCTACTTCTAGCTCTTCAACTACTTGAGCGTCAATACAATTACCACATGTCATTTGCTCACCATCTTAAAGAAATAATCTGCGTCTACAATTGCTAGAGGTCTTGCTCCATTCTGCTTGACAAATACTACTGGTTGATGATAGCCATGCTCTTTGGCTTGCTCGTAATAATTATACACAGCAACCTTTGCTAATGACTTGCATTCAACTTGGAATGGAAACATCTCTCTAGCTGCAGGAGACAACTGTACATCTTCACCTCCTGCCCCCATACTCGTACTTCTTACATCATCTTGCTCAAGACTGGGGAATGTTGATAGTATCTTGTCCCTCACCCACTTTTGCAGGTTTCTTCCTTTTGCCTTTGCGGATTGTGGTTTCAACTTTCAATTCCTTTCGTTTCAATATCATCCTCTTTGGTAGAGTAATACTGTTGTTACACATACCATGAGTGATTGTTCCTGCTAACTCAATCTGCTCATCGTCTTCATATACAAGATAACCAACACTGGTACAAGCTAAGTCTTCTCTCTTTGCTTCGTGCCTCTCACCTTGTGCAAGAGCTTATAGCCATTCGCTGAGGATAAGCT